GGCCATGGAGGAGTATAGGGAGTGGGAGCCTGATGCCTTCATCGTGGAAAAGAAGAGCTCGGGGACGCCGATCTATCAGGAGATGCGCCGAGCCGGTATCATGGTGCAGGAGTACACGCCTGTGCGGGGCACGGCTAACAATCCGAACACAAAGATGGCTCGCCTGAACGCAATATCGGACATCATCTCCTCAGGGCTCGTCTGGGTGCCGCCGAAACGGTGGGCGGAGGAGCTGGTGGAGGAGATCGCAGGCTTCCCGTTCGCCTCAAACGACGACCAAGTGGACACCACGATCATGGCGCTGATGCGGTTCCGACAGGGTGGGTTCATCAGTCTCCCGACGGATGAGCAGGACGAGCCGCTGCCATACAGGCGCAAGGTTGATTATTACTGAAAGTCGTGCTACAACACTCTTATCGCGTTTCTCCAGACGCGGTGCTCCTCTGTTGTGGGTGAATCAATCTTGGCCCGGCGTTTCTCCCCGCCGGGCCATTTTCATTAAAGGGGGTTGTGGTCGCTGTAGCGGGGCGATACCAATATTCCAGAGGGGCGCACCGAAACCTGCGGTTTTGTGTTGGTCGAGAATCAGACTGCGCTACGGCTCATTTTCCACCATAGCGCCCCTCGCGACTCTACATTGCTAGGTTTAACACCTCGTGCTAAGGTCTCTGCGAGACCTACAGGGGATATGCCATGGCAATCGAGAAACCGATGACGCCGTTCGAGCTCGGACCGGGTGATGACACGGAGATTGAGGTGGCCGTCGCCACTGATGAAGAGCCGTCAATCGAGGTCGACACGGAGACTGGCGAAGTCACAATAGACTTCGGCGACGGAGAGGACGACAGCGAGGACGACTCCACGGCCCACGATGCCAACCTCGCCGAAAACATTGACGATGGGGAGCTCGAATCGCTCGCCAGCGACCTGATCGAGTCATTTATGTCTGATCGGGAGAGCCGGAAGGACTGGGCGTCGGCCTATATCACCGGTTTGGACCTGCTGGGTATGAAGATCGAGGATCGGTCGCAGCCTTGGGAAGGTGCCTCAGGTGTCTACCACCCGATGCTGACCGAGGCCGTGGTGCGGTTCCAAGCGCAGGCCATGGCGGAGCTGATGCCCGCGTCGGGCCCTGTCCGCACAAAGATCATGGGTAAACTGACGCCGGAGAAGGCTCAGCAGGCTGACCGCGTCCAGACCGAGATGAACTACCTCATTACTGAGGAGATGCACGACTACCGCGACGAGATGGAGCAGATGCTGTTCCGGTTGCCGCTGGCGGGCTCTGCGTTCAAAAAGACTTACTATGACCCGCTCACCGAGCTCCCAGCGTCGGTGTTTGTGCCTGCTGAGGACTTCGTGGTCTCTTACGGGGCGTCTAACCTGCGCGTCTGCCCGCGCTACACGCACGTGATGAAGAAGACCGACAACGAGGTCCGTGAGCTGCAGGTGGTTGGGTTCTACCGCGACGTCGAGCTGCCGGAGGCCGCCAAGGACCTCACCGACATCGAGGAGAAGTACAACGAGCTGGCTGGGGAGCAGCAGACATTCGAGGATGACCCCCGTCGCACGCTCTTGGAGATGCACGTGGACATCGACCTGCCGGAGCCCTTCGCCGATTCCGACGGGGTAGCGCGGCCATACGTGGTAACAATCGACAAAACCTCCAAAATCGTCCTCTCTATCCGCCGTAACTGGAAGGAAGAGGACAACAAGAAGCGCAAACTGATGCACTTCACCCACTATCCCTACCTTCCGGGTATGGGGTTCTATGGCACCGGCCTGATCCACCTGATCGGTGGCTTGGCTAAGTCGGCCACTTCGATCCTGCGTCAGCTGATCGACGCTGGCACGCTGTCAAACCTCCCGGCGGGTCTGAAATCTCGCAACTTGCGTATCCGTGGTGACAACACACCGCTTATGCCGGGCGAATGGCGGGATGTGGACGTCTCGGGTGGCACTCTGCGTGAGAGCCTGTTCCCGATGCCCTACAAGGAGCCGTCGAGCGTCCTGTACACCCTGCTGGGTAATGTCGTGGAAGAAGGCCGTCGCATCGGCTCCGTGGCTGATATCCAAGTGGGGGACATGAGTGCAAACGCCCCGGTGGGTACCACGCTGGCCCTGCTTGAGCGCAGCCTCAAGGTCATGTCGGGTGTCCAAGCCCGCCTGCACGCTGCCTTGAAGCAGGAGCTCCGCATCCTTGCCCGGATTATCCACGACTACATGCCCGCTGAGTATGCTTACGAGATGGATGGTGACTTCAACCGGACCGAGGACTTCGACGGACGGGTTGACGTGATTCCGGTCTCCGACCCCAACGCAGCCACCATGGCGCAGCGGATCATGCAGTATCAGGCGGCTCTCCAGCTGTCTCAGCAGGCCCCACAGCTCTATGACATGGGTAAACTGCACCAGCAGATGCTCGAGGTTCTGGGTATTCAGGACGCTGCGGACATCATCAAGCTGCCGGAAGACATCAAACCGATGGACCCCGTGGCCGAGAACATGGCCCTGCTGCAGCAGACCCCGGTCAAAGCGTTCCTGTATCAGGATCACGAGGCGCACATCGCGGCGCACATGGCTGCGATGCAGGACCCGAAGATCGCTCAGATGGTCGGCCAGTCGCCGTTCGCTGGGGCAATTCAGGCTGCCGCCATGTCCCACATCACCGAGCACCTTGCCTATCAGTACCGCAAAGAGATCGAGATGACTCTAGGCGTACCGTTGCCGCCAGAAGGTGAGCCGCTGCCAGAGGATGTCGAGGTACAGCTGTCGCGCGCTGTGGCGCAGGCTGCTGGCAAGCTGTTTAACAAGAACATGGCCGAGCAGCAGCAGGCACAGGCTCAGCAGCAGGCGCAGGACCCGCTGACGATCATCCAGATGAAGGAGATCGAGCTCAAAGAGAAAGAACTCGAGCACAAGATCGACATCGAGAACAAGAAGCTGCAAGTGCAAGCTGCTACCAGCGCTGGTAACCTCTACATCCAGCAGGAGCGCGTTGAGAGCGAGAACGACCGGTCTGCAGCCAACACCATGGCAAAGATCGCCACCGACGCTGCTCGTGAGAACGTCAAGGCGCAGATGGATGGCACGCGCCTTGCCATCGAGGCCGCTCGTGTGCTGCAGGAGCGAAATAAGCCCCCGGCCCCCGCGCCGAAAGTGGGGGGTAATTGATGGAGGATACCATCTTTGCCCTCTTGCTCCGCGGTATCGCCGAGCAACGTATGCGTCTGATGGAGCACCTCGCTAACGGTGGGGCCAAGTCATACGAGGACTATTGTCGCGCCACCGGGGAGTATGCAGCCCTCCAGCGCATGGAGGACGACATCAAGGAACTAGAGAAAAGATTTATTGCGGACTGATTACATCCGCTGTACTTCTTTGAGCTACGCGGATGTCCCGCGCAAGGCGCTGTGAGCCTGAATCACTGCAGGAGGAACTATGTATACGGCTAATAAAGTCGAAGACGAGCAGCTTAAGGCGAAGCTGCCAGAACCGACGGGATATAGGCTCTTGATCGCCATTCCCGAGGTCAGCGAGAAAACCGAAGGTGGTGTCTACATGCCGGATCAGCTGAAAAAGGCTGAGGAAACGGCATCGGTCATCGGGTTTGTCATCAAGTCTGGCCCTGACGCCTACACTGATCCGAACAAATTCCCGACCGGGGCATGGTGTAAGGATGGCGACTTCGTCATTTTTCGTTCCTATTCCGGCACCCGCTTCAAGGTGATGGGTAAGGAGTTCCGTCTTATCAACGATGACACCGTCGAGGCGGTTGTCGAAGACCCACGGGGGTATAGCCGAGCATGAGCGAGAACATTGAAGTGGAACTGGACGGCGACGACGAACTCGAGATCGAGGTCCAAGATGACACTCCTGAGCAGGATAAGGGCAAGCCGAAGGCTGCCGATGTCCCTGCCGAAACCGAGAAAAGAGCCGAGGCCGCTGATGATGACGATCTTGAGGGTTACTCCGAAGGGGTCAAGAAGCGCATCAACAAGTTGAAATTCGACTTCCACGCGGAACGTCGTGCCAAGGAAGAAGCCGCCCGCTTGCGGGAAGAGGCCATTGCCTACGCCGAAAAGGTCCGCAAGGAGAACGAGGCGCTCCGCAAGGCCTACGCTGAGGGTGAGACAGTTCTCGTGTCTCAGACCAAGGCACGGCTCGATAGCGAGATGGCCTCCGCCAAAACAGCCTACAAGCAGGCCTACGAGAGCGGCGATGCCGACGCCGTCCTAGCGGCTCAGGAAAAGCTGCTCAAGCTGCAGGTCGAAGCTGATCGCGTCAACAACTATAGGCCTCGCGCGGCTGAACCCGCCACGGCTCCGGCAGCTCAGGCCCAGCCCCAGCAGGCGGCCCCTCAGGTAGCCAAGCCCGACGACCGGGCAATGCAGTGGGCTGAGAAAAACAGCTGGTTCATGAAAGACAAAGCCATGACCGGCTTCGCTATGGGAGTTCATGAGGACCTCGTAGCGCAAGGAATTGATCCGAAGAGTGATTTGTATTACTCTAAGATCGACGACGCGGTTCGCCGCACGTTTCCAGATAGGTTTGACGACGGGTCCACTGAGGAAAAAGCACCCCGTCGTCAGGCTGGCCCCGTGGTCGCCCCGGCTGCTCGCAGCACAAAAGCACCACGCAAGATCGTGCTGACCTCTACAGAGGCCGCTCTCGCCAAGCGCCTCGGTGTACCTCTAAAGGTATTTGCGGCGCAGAAGCTGAAGGATATGCAAAATGGCTGACCGGACCCCACGTACCCTCGAAACTCGTGAACACACGAGTCCCCGCAAAAAGACGTGGACGCGGCAATCCATGCTGCCTACCCCCGAACCCAGAGATGGACTTAAGTTCCGCTGGATTCGCACCTCAACACTGGGTAACGCAGACATGACGAATGTCTCCGCAAGGTTCCGCGAGGGCTACACGCCAGTTTTGGCGGCTGACTATCCCGAGCTGCAAATTATGTCCGACGTTGACTCCCGCTTTAAGGGCAACGTCGAAGTGGGTGGTCTTCTTCTCTGTGCTGCTCCGACGGAGGATGTACAGGCGCGTATCGACGGCCAACTCGAGATGGCTCAAAACCAGATCGACGCAGTTGACCGGAACTTTATGCGGGAAAACGACCCTCGGATGCCTGTGCTTCGGCCTGAGCGTTCGACCAAAACCTCGTTCGGTAAGTGATTACCGAGAACCGAAACTGTAGATGAAGGAGAGACCCCATGGGTACTCTTAATGCTCCCTTCGGTCTGCGTGTGACTGGCCGCCTCGACAGCGGCTCGCTGGAAGTGTTCCGGCAGTACCCGATTGCTTCGGGCTACGCTGCGAACATCGCTGCTGGCGATATCGTCATGCTGACCGACAACGGCACCTCGACCACGATCACCAAGCAGACCGCGACCGGCGACACCTCTGCCGACATCGCTATGCTCGGCGTGTTCATGGGTTGCTCATACACCGACCCGTCGACCGGCCAGCTGACTTTCAGCAACATGTGGCCGACCGGCACCGTCGCTTCGGACGCTCTGGCGTTCGTCGTTGACGATCCGCAGGCGCTGTACGTCGTACAGGCTGACGAGGCTATCACCAACTCGCTGGACATCTACGGCAAGAACGCCGCGATTGTTCAGGGTGCGGTGAACACCACGTTCAAAGCCTCGCGCGTCGCGCTCGATGCGTCCACCATTGGTACGGACGCCAACCTCCCGCTGCGAATCATCGACTATGTCGGTGGCCCCCGTGGTGGCGAGGCTGGTACCACCTACCCGCTGTTGGTCGTGAAACTGAACTACACGCAGCTGACCGCTGCGGTTGGCGTGTAAGGAGGGCTGACAGATGGCTATTTCACGCGCACAGGCCCTTAAAGAACTGCTGCCGGGCCTTAACGCCCTGTTCGGTCTTGAGTACGCCAAGTACGAAAACGAGCACGCCGAGATTTATGAGACTGAAAGCTCCGAACGTTCGTTCGAAGAAGAAGTCAAATTGTCCGGTTTTGGCGCAGCACCGGTGAAACCGGAAGGCTCTGCCATCTCGTATGACAACGCACAGGAATCGTTCACCGCTCGTTACAACCACGAGACGGTGGCCATGGGCTTCTCGATCACCGAAGAAGCTATGGAAGATAACCTGTACGACTCGCTCTCGGCTCGTTACACCAAAGCGCTGGCTCGCGCGATGGCGTACACCAAGCAGGTCAAGGCTGCTTCGCTGCTGAACACCGGCTTCACGACCTTCACCTCGGGTGACGGCGTGACCCTGTTCAACACCGCGCACCCGACCGTTGCTGGCGGCACCAACTCCAACCGTCCTTCGGTTGACGCCGACCTCAACGAGACCTCGCTGGAGCAGGCGGTTATCGACATCGCTGCCTACAAAGACGAACGCGGTCTGCTGATCGCTGCCCGTCCGCGTAAGCTGATCGTGCCGCCGTCGCTGATGTTCGTTGCTACCCGTCTGCTGCAGACGGAACTGCGTGTCGGCACCGCCGATAACGACATCAACGCGCTCAAGTCGAACGGGTCGATCCCCGAAGGCTACCGGGTCAACCACTACCTGACGGACAATGACGCGTGGTACATCACCACCGACATCCCGAATGGTATGAAGCACTTCGTCCGCGTCGCTATGTCGACCTCGATGGACGGTGACTTCGACACCGGCAACGTCCGCTACAAGGCCCGCGAGCGCTACTCGTTTGGCGTGTCGGACCCGCTGTCGATGTACGCTTCGCCCGGCGCGTAACCCCCTACATACCCCCGGGTATGTAGTGAAAGGTCCACTTCGGTGGGCCTTTCTTTTTTACTCTACGACGTGTACACTGCGCGCAGGGTAACATCAGCCACGCAGACAGGACGCCCGACCTGACGATGCACAGACTGCGCGGCGAATCCTTGTGCAAGGGGTAATACCATGGCTTCCACAACCTTCTCAGGTCCCGTGACCTCGACCAACGGCTTCGTTGGCT